AGTGCAGGATTAGCTGCTGTTTGCATAAATGTCATTAGTCTTTGAGATCTAACTTCTTTCTGCATTAGAGAAGAAGTTCCTTGTGCTTTTATTTCTAGATCACCTTGTATATGCGGAGCATCATCATTAAATTGCATGTTCCAATAAAACAATGATTGTCCTAGGGGCTTTAATAAATAGTCATCAATATTTTTAATTACTGTTTTAATACTTAAAGCTGCAGCACCCATAAGCATTGACATACCTGATGCTGTTCTAGTTGTAGATTGTACACCTGTTGCTCCATGTGAGTATGAAGGTATACCAGTTGCTTCATCTGCTAACTGTCTAAACTTATCAAACATTTGTAAATTTTCAAATGCAGTATTAGGAAACTTTAATCCATGTACTGCTTGTCCTGTTTGACCACTTTGTCTTCTAAATATTTTACCAGGAAATACTTTCATATCTTGTCCAGGTACTAGCATAGTTTCATCAACATCAAATACTAAATTACCTGCAAGTGCTAAGTTATCAATAGCCATTCTTGCATGACCATTCATAACCATCTGAGAGTCTTCCATGTTTTCTGGAATACCAATACCAAAAAATTGATATGGGTTTAATTCATATGGGCAAACTAAATAAGGTAGTCTAGTTGGTGTAAATGGATTCTCAACCATTCTTAAAACTTTATTACCACATACCCAAACATTAACATGTATGTTATCTGAATCTGTTTCATACATTAAACCACATTCATCTGCAGTTTGTCTATCTACTATACCCCAATATTCTAAAACTTCAAATCTATTTTTATAAATTGTTTGTATATTTTCTCTATCATACAAAGAAGATTCAAATCCTCTTGTTTGATAATTAGGCCCCATTTGTAAACATTCCATTACAGCTTCTCTATCAAACATTGGTTTATCTGCTAGATCTTCAAACTGTGCTTTATTATATGAATGTCTTTGAATTACATAATCACAATCATCCATAGTTGTAGCATTTGGATCTGGATAAAAATCCCAACATGATACAGCCTCTATACTTGGAACTGTTTTCATTTTAGTTGCATGAACTCTTTCTACATTACCTTCATCATCTTCTGCTGTAGAAAATGCATGGTATTCTTTTGTATCTGTAAAAGGCCCTTTTAAAATTCCTGTACCCATCAATGCCATTTCAAAAAATACATGACGCATAATTGTAATAGCTTTACTTTCTTCAAGCTGATCATGTATTAACTTCTGCATTTTTTCTGCAGCAATTCTAGCTGGTTCTATCTGTGGAGAACCTGTATACGATGGGCCTTCTTTAAAACCAAGATCTTCATAATCTCGATTTAAATTTTTCATTAATTCATTTACTGTAGCACCTGGAGGTATAGTTCCTCCATCACCAGGAAATCCATATGGACTTTCTAATTCTTCTTGAGGTTGCTCTGGATTCTTAGGATCTAAATGTGCTCTTTGTGCAATATCTTCTGGCACAGATGTAGGTGATACACCTAGTGGAAACTTACCTTGTGAAAATAATACTTCAATGATTTGACCAAATGAAGCAAGAACTTTAGTCTTTGTAATCTTTACAAATACTCTAGACTTTTCATTTTCTCTAAATGCAGTTTCTGGGCCATATAAACCTCTGTAGTTTCTATATGCTTTCAACCATCTTTTCTCATCATATATCTTTGATGTTTCAGCTTGTTGAAATCTTTCTCGTACATACCCTACTAAGGCATTACCCTCGGCTTCGTAGCCGCCATTATCTTTTTTTTCTTCATCCATAGTTTATGCTTCTTTTTCTTTGCCTAATCTTTCTTGAAGTGGGGCTTTACCTTTTTCTTTTATCTTCTGATTAATTCCATAATTTTTTTTAATACTATTAATTTTAGTATCTAATCCTGATACATCAACCCCTTTTTCTTTAAGTTTCATGTATTCACTAGATAAAATTTGAAGATCCTCAACATCTATATCAGCACCCATATTCATTTTTCTATCTACTAAACCTGCAAAATTATCAAGTAATTTTAAAGTTTTTTTATTTTCGTAGTTTAGATTATCTTCCGCTTTTTTTTGTTTTAAGGGTGGGCCGACAAAGTTAGTCATTAGTAATCTCTTTCTTCAGCCATTCTAAAGATTGCTGGGTCTACTTTTGATTTAGATTTTCCTTTAGCATCGTTACCATCTCCAGAAGTAGCTCCTTGAGTTACTTTTGAATTAGGATCTATGGCCATTGGCTCATTAGATGCTTTAGGTGTATCTGGTGCAAGTTCTCCGTGCATGTATCTTTTCATCATGTTGTTGTCCTCCTAGTCTATTTTATTTTTTAGTAAGTCTATTTGTCCATAAACTTTATTTTTACCTTTACTTAAAAGTTTTTTTGATTTATCTTTTAACACAGCTAACCCCTGATCCTTTCTGTAGTTTAAACCTATTTTAATTTGTTTAAGTACACTTGGATCTTCAGCTAATGCTGCATCTTTTTTAAGTTCAGCTTTTTTTAGATCTTTGTCTAGTTGTTTTTCTTTTTCCATTTTTTTTATTATATTTCTTTTTTCTTGTACCTGCATATACTACAGGTATAAAATTGCTTTTAGAGCCAAGACTCATTAATAGTCTTTTTCGTCAGCCATTTTAAACAATGAATCTTCAACATGCTCTGATCCAGATTTAGTAGGAACATCTACATCATATGCAAATGGCTCTTGTTTTCTGTGAGTATGTTGAGAAAAGTCAATAGTATTATGTGGCCTGTTAGGCTGTTTGCCTTCAGGTGCATCACTTAACTGACCTTGTTTAACTTTAGCTTTTGGATCAAATTTTGCTTCCATTGCTGTCTCCTGTTATATTTTTATTTTTTTAATTTTAATTATATTCTTGGTAGGTATCACTGTATGCCCACCACCTTGCTTTATAGATCCGCTATCTTCAAATATAAAATCTGCCATGATGACTGTAGTCTTTTCATTCTGTTCTACAAGCCAACCAAAACTACAACATATTGCAGTCTTAGCTTTTTTTATATCTGGTATATCAGACCATTCACATGATCCAACAATATCCTCCCAGTATGCAATTACTAAATCATAGGGGAAAATTTTTTTATTTATCTCTGGGATTTTTCTACTTAGAGGCACTTATAACTTTTCCTTTGTTAAGCCCTTGTTTTATAGTATATCCCTGAGTGCCATTAGCACCAATATCTACTTCTTTTTTTAAATGCTTTGATAGGTTTATTTGTTTTACTTTTCTATCTATAGAATTGATATGCTGTAATATTTGTCTTGTAATTCTATTCATATTAATATCCAAATTTATCATCTGCTGCATGAAAGTCATTCTGTCTAAAGAATGTTCTAAATCTTTCTGCATATTTAGGATGTGTTGGTCTACTCATACATCCATATCTTAATGCATCATATGCGTGGTCTTCTGCATGAGTATCTACATCTTCAGGATTCTTAGTATCTGTAGGTAGCATACCCATTGTTCTTACTAGATTTCTACAGGTTTTAAATATTCTAATACCTGGTTCTTCATCATTAACTCTTAATCTTTTATGTATTTCGAGTTTACCATTAATTCTACTCTTAGGTGATCTATCTGAGGGCCTCCAACGGCATCCCTGTTGTATCATTGTTTCTGCAATGCTTGGGCCCACATCACCTCTTCTTGCCCATGTACTGGAGTCTAAGACCCCGTAATGTATATGTTCTCCTTGCTCTAAACTAATTACTTGTCTTGCAAAGTAATCTGCTGTGACTTTCTTAGTATATAATTCTCTATAAATCCATAGATTATTATTGTAATCAACAGCAAACCATAAAACACAAGCAGGAGAAGAATAACCCCAGTCAGCAGCACGAAACTTATACCACCCTCTAGGTATTTCAAAAGGTTCAACCACATGGGTTGTTTTATTAAATTCTGGAAAAGCTGAGTCTTCATAAGCATCCCAATCTCCATCTAAAAACTGTTTACGTTGTACTTCAGGTAAAGATGCAAGCATGATATAGTAATCATCTGTTTGCATTAGATAAGGATTATCTTGTAACTTAGCTGGAATAAATCTTCTAGTTATATACTTCTTTCCGTTGGGTGTATCTATCCCTACATTAAAAGCTGTATTTGGTTCTGCAGGTTCAACAAACATTTCTCGAACCCATTGGGAACCAACATTCCCTGGATTACCTGTTGCTCTTAAATATACAGGTATATCTTTATCTACTGATCTAAGAGAAGATCTGAGAAAATTATATATATCTGGCGAAGGATATTGTGGAAGTTCGTCTATTCCTATCCATGTGTATGATTGACCTTGGTAACGTAATACGTCTGTCATGTTCTCTGCGTAACCAAACTCTATCTTTGCCCCTGATGGGAATCGCCACTCTTTTTCTTGTTCTCTCCATTTTGCATTAGGAAATGCCTTTGAGTATAATAGCTGAGACTTTTGAATTAAGTCTCTTAACTCAGGCATAGTCCTCCTCACTAGGAGTGCTCTGTGATTAGCGTAAGAGCAATAACGAAGCGGATCAACTAGCATCGCATATGATTTACCACCGCCTCTTGCTCCACCATAAAACACTTCTCTTTCTGAAGCTGCAAGAAATTGTGTCTGTGGGCCTGAATTAGGCTTAAAGATTACATCTTGCTGTCCTATGTGCTCTTTAACATTCTTTGGAGCACTCTCGATTATGTCTTCTGTAAGTACCTGTGTCTCTTTACCAGTTAGAGCTTTATCAATAGTTAACAACTTCTTCTTGGTATTTTCTGCTGACATCTTTGCAGAACGTAGAGTTTGTTCTGCTTTAGCTACTTTCTTACGACTACGAGCTAGTATCTGTTTAACTGACTTCTTGGCTTTCTGTTGAACTACTTTCTTCGGTTTCGGTGGTGTTATTTCTTGCAAGTCTTTTTCTAAGTCCGACATGTGATATGTATCTTCCTGTTTTTCTATGTAGCCAAGATGCTGTCTCTCTTAATGAACAAGTCTTTGAATATTCTCTTGCTTGACTAAGAGCATCTAATTCTTCTTTGATTGGTTCCAGGTATTCTGGATCTTCAGATTGCTTAAAACCAAATGGTATAGTTCTAGCTCTCTTTTTTATCTTTATCTGTTCCATCTTTAGGTGGTAATATAAATATTCCGTGCAGAGCTTTCATGTTAATATCTAATTGATCTTTTTTAACAATACCAACTCTGTCTAATAGTGAGTTCGCTGCTGCTAGACGAATACCTGCCTGTGGTGTAGTGCCGTCTTCGTCTAGTAAGGCTGTTAACCTAGTAGCAGCTTTCGCAGAGTGCGTTGATAAGTGGGTTTCCGCCAGCTCTGTAATCTCTTTTTTCAAATTCCTTACAACTTTCGGATAGCTATGGTCTGAATACCCTGCTATCCTTGCTGCCTCTCGTGGATTTCCTTGTGCTTCTGTGAAAAGTACGTCTAGGAACTTCTCCTGCATATCTGTTAAGTTTCTCTTTTGAGTTTTTGTTATAGAAGAATCCATTATTTGCGTTTATTAGCTCCATTATTTCCTTGAAAGGAAGTTGTTTTACTTTGTTTATGTCTAGATCTAGCATAATTTTATAATTATTCGTGATGACCCTTGTTAACTTAGTGTTATATGCGTGTATGTGTGTCCTTTGAATAATATATAGTACCTATTATAGTGGTGATTACCAATTTTGTCAAGTACTTTTTAAAAATAATTATGTCTGCGACACTATAGTCATAGACAAAATTGAAGATGGGGTGTATAATGTTATTAGGAACCTCCAGGGGGTCTAACATCTATATCATAGGTAAATTTATAGCTACCCCCTAGGGTATTCCTAGTAATATTGTCGGAATATTTAGCCCTGAAATATGGCCCCAAGGTGGTTTACATGGATCCTGGGGATTTTCTGGTGACTGGGTATATACATATAGTGGGAGGGGGTGTGGCACTTGCATACCCCTTGGTGTTCCTTGGTTTTTTTATGTGTCAAGTTTTGGATTGCCCTAGGGTTTACCCTTGGTTGCTTTTGGTTACCGCTTAGAATTGTTTAAGGTAGGTCAAAATTTTGTAACTATAAACACCCTTGGTAACTACTTTGATTTTATACTGGGGATAAAAAAAAACCCCCCAGTGATTAGCTGAGGGGCTTTGAGAGGGTAACTTAATTAATTATTGTATCGTTTATTGATTGCTGAATTAAACTAATTGCTTCTTTGCTTTCCTTATGTTGTTTATCAATGTCAGCTTCATAAGTATTAACTTTGCTTTGTAATACCCTTGCTGACTTTTTATATTGATCAGCACAATCTTTGTGAAATTGGTTTTCAGCTTTTAATAATCTATGGGCATCAATAAGATCATTAAATTTTTTATTTTGTAAATGATGTAAATCAATAAAGAAATTTACAAATGCCGTTTTTTCTTTTGCTGTTGTGTGCTTATCGTTTGGGTAATGCTTATTATATAATTCAATACCTTGTTTTATTATTTCTTTTTTATTCATATTATTGACCCCCTTTCATTTCATTTGTTTTACTATCATTAATTTTAACATTGTAACAAGCCGTACACCATTTTGTTGAATTAAAGTTTTTATTCTCGTTTGCAAAATATAAACCTAGATCAACAATTAATTTATCGTTTATTGTACCCTCACCACTAATTAAATTTCTATTAATTAATGATGCTATTTTGTTAAAATGTTTTTTTGATATGCTCATTTTTTTATTCCTTTTGTTAGTTATTAATTCTTATTTATAAAAAAATTGTAAGGCACAAAAAAGGCACAAAAAACCCCCAGTTAAGGGGGTTAATTGGTGCTTATTATTAGTAATTAAACGGCAATCTTAAATTGTTTATTAAAAGAGCCTTTTAATTCATCAATTGTATTTCCTTTTAATTCAACACTTGTTGCATTTTCTACAACCCATGAGCCGTAAAGGTCTTTGACAATTCCGCCCTTGCTTTGTTTTCTAGCGGTTTCAACTATCTCCTCAAGCG